GTTATATGCCGTCTCATTTCCTTCCACTCCGACCACTGCTGAAAAAGTTGTACTCCCAGCTGTATGATTTGCTCTCTTACAAAAGAGAACTACCTTTTTAGCGCCAAGTATGTTTATAGCACCAGATGTTTTGTCTGCAGTCTCTCCCTCAAATAGTTTTATTACTCTTCTCATTTTATTGTACTATGTCAAATTAAGCTACTGCTCTGTATACAACGTACGATATCTGCGCATCATTACTTGTATTTGCTGTGCTTAAGGTTACTGTGATTGTGTTTGTTGTAGGAACAACTTTTGCTATATAGGCCGCTTCCGTTGGATTAACCAAGAAAGAAGCTACAACAATGTCTGTTGCCGCTACCCCAGTTACTGTAACCGCTTTAGAAGCACCACCCCCTGTCCATGTAAATGTTCCTGCATACTTCACAACGTGGGAAGGGGTTATTCCTGCTGATAATTTAGCCAGTGTAACATTTCCATTTTTAATTTTAGCAGTTTCTACTGCATCGGTTGCCAATTTAGCAGCAGTAACGTTTCCGTCCTTAATCTTAGTTGTTGTAACTGCATTTGCTGCTAGTGCAGCCTCTGCAACTCCGCCTTCGCTAGTTACTACCGTTTCACCATCAACCGTAAATCCACCCTTAGAATCTACAGGTCCTTTAAAATGTGTTCCATTACTCATTATATTATTTACTAAAGTTATTTAATATTTATCTCGGGTTTCCTCCGAATTTATAGGTATTGGGTCTAACCATAACTACCTTTTAACTTTCTTTTGCACTTCTCGCAATTTCTCAATTCTCTTTTTGTGCATTAGAAGTTCCTTCTTTTTTTCTTGCTCACTAGCATTACTGGTAAGGAACTCGTCCAGTCTCTTCTGGCTTATGGCAACCCTTTGTTTCCATCGAGCTGCCATAAACTTTGGGTCATTCACTGCTCTAAGATAATCTTGTTGCGTTAATGCCATAGCCAGACTAACTCAAATTAAGCTCCAGTTGAACCAACAGTTCCTCTCCAATCAGCCCACCCATAAGAGAAGTAATCTCTACTCTTATAGAGTATGGTATCGTTCTTGAACCCTACTGATTCGTCTCTGGATACATTAGCTTTCTCTGCCCACTGCCACATCAACTTATGCTGACTATCGTCAAATAAGAAGTAGGCTGTGTCAGAACCTCCTGCTGCAGCTCCAAGATAATCCCAAACAACTAACTTCATAGTTCCATAGAACTGTTGTAGTCCGTTGTATACGTTAATATCATTGTCTGCAGAACCACTCTTTTGCTCACTCTTTAGAATTTCTAAAGCAGGTTTTCTCAATGCAGGTGGTACAACTAATTTGTTAGGGAAACAGCTAATAAGCAGTCCTCTATCGTCAAGTTGACCTTCCATCATTAAGATTAAAACCTCTAGGTTTGCCTCTGTAAGAGGTAAGTTTGAGCGATTGCTTTGTGCAGTTCCACCATCTGCTCTTGGGTGGTCTGTAGCAAACAAAGACTTACCATCAGAGTAAGAAGTCTTAGCAGAATTAAAACCAAAGTTTAAGGTTGAAGCTCCTACTATTTGCTCTGTTGTACTAGCAGCTCTTCCGAGCATTCTAGCTCCGTTCCAAATTTCTTTTGTCTTAGACCATTTCCTCATTTCATAAGTTACAGGCATTGTTTTCCCATACTTAATAGGAATTAAGGTTGTACCATAAGCCTGAATAGGAACATCCTCTGAATAAGTTTCACCCTCTCCAACGGGAGAAAGCTGTGCTAATCCAGTATAATTCCTAAATTCGTCTGAAGCATTCTCTTGACTTCCAATTTTATAGATTATTCCTAAATCTATTTTTGAAAGTTTGTACTCTTCGACGAAGTGCTTTTTGACACCTGGGTCTATGACATTAGGAACTGATACTGTCATTAATGTACTCATTTCCAATTTTCACTAATATTAAATACTTTTACTAATCTTTACGATAAGGCGTTAGTTAATCCTTGTATTTCAGCAATTTCAAACAACCCTATGCTTGTGTCGCTGTCAAAGCCATAACCCTGTGGGTTAAACTCTATACAAAATAGCTGACCTGCATCAGTACCATCTTGTGCGGCTGTGCTAGTATCTACTAGCTGTGCACCTGATGCACCTGTTATATCAAACCTTGCACCAACATGACTTGCAGCAAATGTTGTTCCAACATTGTCATTGTCCATCATAACAACCATCCCTGGGTGTGCTCTGAGAACTTTAATCTTCTTACCAGCTGCAGATGCAGATTCTAATGCAATTCCGAAGATTCCCTCTCCAGCTGCTGTAACCTCTGCTTGACCGTCGGTAAGTATGGTTACGAAATCATTTACTGCAATAGCTTCACCTGCTGTTACTGTTAGTGTTGTTGCTTCTGCTGATTTTTTTACTACTCTTGGGTTATACATATTTATATGTCCCTAAAATCTTAAATAAAATTATTCTACAAATCCGTCTGAATCCTTGTATCGTATATATTCTTCCCTAGTCATGTTAAGTACTGCTCGAGCCTCTTCTTCTTCACGGGTTAGTTTCCTAAGCCCAGTGCTAGAAGCCTTGGCTTGGCTTTCTGAAGGTGTAGATGCAACAGACCTAACATCTGCTTTTATCTGTCCTTCTATTTCGCCTTTTTCTCGCTCACTAGCCAACATACTCTCCCTATTAAATAGGACATTGTATGCCTCTTCTAGTGACTTTTCGTACTCCATACCTTCCTCTCGGTAGCTTTCTGCTAATGTCGCAATCCTAGCTCTTAATACCCTTGGATTTGGCGACTGAGGTATATCAGGATGTCGTTTTTCAAAGTCCAAAAGAATTTTCTCAATTCTTTGTGCTTCTTCTAACTGTTCCTGTTGCTTCTGTTGCATAAGCTGCCTTGCAAATTGAACCTCAGGAAGACTTTCTACTTTCTTGGATATTTCATCGGGTTCCTTTTCTTCAGTTACGGAAGTTTCGTACCTTTTCTTTGCCAACTCGTAAGTGCCTTTCGGCAACTCACCAGCAGCTTCTAGTCTCCTAGTTACTTCCAATTGAAAATCAGGGTCATTGTTGCTAAGTTTAGCAAGAGTGTCCCATAACTGGGCTTTCTTACTATACTTCTCTTCAATTTCCTTTATTCTCTCTTGGAACTTAGGATTCTTGTTAAAAGGTATTTCTTCTTCCTTCTCTTTTAAAGAGCTTTCTTCTTGGCTTTCTGTGTCTTCAGATGCCTCTTGTTCTGCTTCATCAGCAGGAGTTTCATCTTCATCTACACTAGCCAAAGGCAGTTCTTCTGCCCTAGTTTCAGGTAGCGACTCCTCAGACTTGGTAGTTTCTACTACTTCCTCTGTGACAACCTCTTGGCTGTCTACCGCTTTTTCCTCTTTTGCCATTTTAATGTGCTCCAGTTAATTTATTTGACGGGTACGACCCGTTAGCCTTTCTGCTATTGAGGTTGCGAACCTTTAAGCAAAAAGAGGCTGTAAATAAGGACTTTAATCCCTACTTATAGCCTCTCTTTCTTAGGACACTATATTGTCTTATTCAAATATAGACTATTCTGACTTCTTTTGCAAGAGTTTATCCGTTTCGTCTATAAAATCATACACATCCTTCAAAATCCATTCAAGTCCCACCACATATCCCCTTGTAAATTCTCTGTTTGCAATGCTCTCATTGTCATACACTGGCATAGTAGCACAAGCCTCTTTAGCATTGTCCCTTTTAGACTTAATAACCCCGAGCAATACAGAGTTCTCTAGTTTTTTAACCTCGTCAATTAATTGACTAAGTTCTTCTTTACTCAATAATTCGTCCATGTTTACAACCTTATTAATTTAGACTACATACCTGCAGGTCCACCAAGTTGCCCTGGTCCCCCTTGCATACCTGCATCAGCAATTGGGTTCTGTTGCCTAGTTCCCTGCTGGTTACCGCCTATTCCAGTAGCTCTTGGCTGATTACCACCTATTCCAGATTGGGTAACTGATTGTCCTATACCCTGTTGTGGAGGCTGGGTCATAGCCATACCTTTTTGTATACTCTGCATTGGCTCGGCATATGCTGGAATACTATCCTCTGCTATATGTTCGCTTATTATTGCAATAGATTCTTTAAGTAAATCAAATTCTTGCTTGTAATTGCCTGGTGGGTTCAAACCCTGTGCCAACATAAATGTAATATCTTCTTTCATAACCTCAAACCTTCTTTGCATTTCCTTATTGAACTGGACATGGATATTAATATGTTCCCTACTCTCTCCTGGATGCCCAATTGGTCTCTCTCCTTTGAATGCTTCGTAGTTTTGTGCCTTAGCTCTAGCAATACTATCTTGCTCTAATAGGTTGTACTGAATAAGATGTTTCTTGTCCCAGCCTTTCTTTTCAAAGACTTCTTCCATAAGAGAAACTGCATCTACTAATGGCATTGGGTGTTGTGCAACCTTGGCAGGGTCTGTGGTATCAACCATAAACGGAGTTAATTGTGCAAGTTCTTCAGCTGCTTCTTGCTTCTCTAGTGCTCTACTTATTACTTGAACACTCTCAACGCTCAATTCTATATCAAAATCATTAGGACTTACTTCTATTAAATTCCCTTCTTTGTCTTCATACTTGAAAATATCTTCTTTTATAGGAACAAAACTTACTTCTCCTGGCTCGTCCCATACAAGAATTTCTCTTTCGTCCCAGTCTATTTCTACTCCCTTATCTTCTACAGGTACTTCATAGTTCTCTGCATTTTGTAATGTTTCTTCTAGTTCTTCCTGTGCACTACTTCCATTAATGAGTTTGTTAACATCTTTTTCTGTCATAAACTGATGCATTCTGCTAACCACCATTTTAGCCACACTTTCTAGGTCTTCCTTAAAGTTTTCTACCATAGCCATAACATAGGCTTCAGTAATTTCCTTGTTAAGAATGTTTGCAGTTGCAGTAGCATTCTTTTGTATAACACCCAATTGAGTTGGGTCTTGTTGACTTGCTATGACTGCATCCTTTTGTAGTATTCCTAATGCTTGGAACACATCTACACTCAAAGTTGGGAATTTAATTGGTGCCATACCTCTAGTAATATCAGAAACTGGTATTGCACTTCCTGGTGCACCGTTGCTAGTTTCTAGAGCTCTTGTAACATCTCCATAATCCTGTTTTTGGACTAAATACATAGGATTAGTTGTGTACATTATGTAGTCATAGACGGCATTAGAAATAAGTTCAATCTGTGTAACAATTGGGATAAGTAAGTCTGGCAATCCTATACCATACAACTGATACGGAGCTTTATAAGCACGTAATGTAGCTAGAGGAATATCTTTGTCATTATAAGGCAAAGGACCCTCGTAGATAAACACTCCATTGGCTCGTATCATGTATTTATCATCATCGTAATCATACATTTTAACAACTTCTATATATTCTCCGTTGTAATCACTAGGTTCTGCTAAAAATGTATCTCGACCTCTAGTATCTCCTTCTTCCGTCATATCAATACGATTAGGCTTTACTTTATCAACATCTTTATACATCTTGCCTTTGTATAAACTCTTAAATCTTTTCTCACTAAGAACCTGTGTGACAAAGGCATACCCTGCTCTATTTTCACCAGTATTAACACTTTGAGCCGAGGGGTCAAACAAGACATTCTCTAATCTATGATTTGTAAGTCGTATTCCATCATCTTCGACAAGAATAACTTTTACTGTGGGGACTATTCCATCCTTTTTATACTTTTCCAACTCCTCTTCAGTCATCTGGTCTGGATTACTCTTAAATATTTCTACTTCTCGCTTTTTTGTAACCCAATCAACACCTAATATTGCCGTGCCATTGGTAACAGCGTCTTGATAAGCATCTCGTAATCTATATGAAAACTGTCTACTTGCAAATAATTGATTAAGCAATATCTGTGTAATGTCTGCTGAAAACTTTGCTCTTTTATTCTTAGGTCTTACTACAAACTGAAGATTAAACTTATTCATTTTTTGTAAAGTCCCTTGTATTCTTCCGACTATTTCTGGAGATTTAACATTTGCTCTATATCCATCAGACTGAGAAATGTCGCTGTAGTAATAGTATGCAAACTTACGCTGGATTTCCCACCTATCTGCCCAAGGACCATCGTCCCAGAAACAGCCTGTCTGATATGCATCAACAGCCCTTTGAAGTTGCTCATTGAACATCAATTGAGATTCAGTCAGCTCTTGAGCTCCAGTTGATTCTTGGGACTTAGTTAGTTCGTTCGTCTTTTTGCTCATTGTAGTTATAAATAAATTTACCGTCTACCACTCTAGGCAAATACACCGCCTCTATATAAGATAGCATTTTTGAACCAAGAATTCTACCATAGGAAATATCACTCCAATCCCCGTTATCAGGAATCCTTACATAAAGGCGTGTTATCTTGCCATCAACGATTACAGCTTCGTAGCTACAGCCACTCTCTCTCAACTGAGCCAAGAATGCCTCGAAGTCTTTGTTTTTCTCTTTAACTGTAATCAATCGCACCATTAGAGTTCTTCCAACTCATTTGAATACTCAATTGTAGCAGACTTCTTAATAGGTTGTAAATCTCTCTCAACAGCCTCAAAGCCATTGTTCTTAATATCTTGAACGGTAACAAAACTATACTGGATTTTTCTTACTTTCTCAGGCTCTAGTCTCTTGAAAACTAAGAACCCACTCCAGTCTGACGAGCCAGAAGCAGACACTATTCTCTTTTTCTCAAATCTCTTAAGAGACTCATACTGAGACTGAGTTATAATTGCCGTAACGCCTCTAGGTAGTACAAATTGGGACTTAATCTCGGACATACCCCCTTCGTACACGGTTTCTAAGGAAGGAATTTTCTTTTCTGTCATAAACTGATGTAGGAAGTTAATAGTCCTACCGTTTCTATACAAAGCCACAATCCTAAAATCTAGGTTAGCTTCTTTAATCTGGAACATATTGTACTTCTCACTAAGATACTTATCGAACTCTCCCTTGAGCTCTTCAGGCATAAGGTTTAGGTCCCAGTCGCACACTAAGTCTTCCTCTCCGACATTTTTAACAGCCCAGAGGGTTTGCTCCTTAGCCATTTTTTCTAGTGCTTCGTAGTCAAGCCTACCTATAGGCACATTAGTCTCTTCTGGAAAAACCGCCGTAACTTCCTCCTTAGGAGTTGCGATTTCTCCACTAGAAATCTCTATGTCATTTAAGACATCTAGCATATCATTTGCCATATTAAATAAAATTAAAATTTAAATAATTACTTACTGCCTTTTAAACTACCCAATGTAGTATTAGGCTTGTAATTTCTAACATAAATATCCTCTGGCTCTATTCTTGCAGGTACACTCTTATACATTTGATAAGCAATTCCTGTTGCTATTACTAAATCGTCGTGTGTACCAGCCTGTGCTTCTGGTTTTCCACTCGGACCTTTAACAAAACTCTTCATTTCACCAATTATATCACTACTCCTAATAATCAGTTGTCTTTCAAAAACCACTTGGTTTAAGTCACTGATTAAAATAGGTCTGGTTCTGGTATTAGTTTCCCAGCCTAATTTGTCTTTTACCTTCATTCCTAACTCGTCTAAAACTTCCATTCTATACTGATTTCTATACCCTAACTCGTCTAATTTCTTAACTACGGCAACACCCATGTTATTTCTTTCTATTCCTATGAGTGCTTCGTTATAATAAGTCCCCAATTTATAAGCCACATTAGCCAACTCAAACTCGTCTATATGTCCCCACCAGAGTGCCACTTGTTCCATAGTGTTTCTATCAAGCACTACTAATGCAGAATAGTCTCCTTCACTAGCAGTATCCCCACCAATAACATATTGGTGATTGCTTTCAGGCTCTTTGTAAATCCTAAGCTCTCCTAGGGGGCTTTCTTGTATATACGGCGGATTATAACCTACCAACTCACCTCTCTTTATTGGCTTCATACAAATAGCTTGTTCATACCACTCTAAAGTTTCAGGGTCAAAAATGGGTCGCCCTGTGCTCAAGAATGCTTCGTTATCCGTCATAGGATACT